AGGCACAATGATCACTTCAGGTGGAAGAACGGTAAAACGATCTTTCAGAGTGAAGGTTGAAACAATACATCTATAAAAATTTTTATTAGATGGCGGGTGAACTACACCCATAAAACAAAAAGGAGAGTAAAATGACTGACAAAGAGCAGGACCTAAGGATAGTCAATCCTGAAGCAATTGAATTGAAACCAACTGCATCAGCAAAAGATATAATCAACACAAAAAAAGTAGAAGACAAAGATGTTGTTGTTGAAAACATAGACACAACCAGTCTACAAGCACCAAAGAACAAAGGTGGTAGACCCAAAGTCAAGGTAGATACTAAAATTATAGAAAATATGGCATCAATACATTGCACAAACAAAGAAATAGCAGAAGTATTGAGCATAAGTGTAGACACACTACAAAGGAATTTCCCGGATTTACTACAAAAAGGCAGAGCCAACGGAAAAGCCAAGTTGAGAAGGCTACAATGGCAGAAAGCAGAAGAAGGCAATCCCACTATGCTTATCTGGTTAGGTAAACAGATGTTGGATCAAAAAGAACAGCCAATCAGCAACGAAGACAATCAACCATTACCTTGGAAAGATGAATAATGCCATTGAGTGATGCACAACAACAGGTTGCAAAAAGCAACAAAAGATTCAGAGTGCTAGTGACAGGTAGACGATTTGGTAAAACGCATTTGGCAATCAGAGAATTGTGCAAAGCGGCCGCGGAACCCAATCAATTGGTTTGGTATGTGGCACCCAGTTACAGAATGGCACGTCAGATAGTATGGGACAAGTTGAAAAAGAAATTGATTGACCTTAATTGGGTAGTCAAGTATAATGAAACAGATTTGCATTTGATATTGAAGAATGGTAGCAAGATATGTCTAAGAGGTGCAGATCATTCAGACAGTTTAAGAGGTGTAGGAATAGATTTTTTGGTGTTAGATGAATGTGCAGACATAGACAAGAAGGCTTGGACAGAAGTCCTAAGACCCACACTGTCAGACACACAAGGATCAGCATTGTTCACAGGTACACCAAAAGGATTGGGTAATTGGTTGCACGACATATACATAAATGCTAGGACAGACCAAGAACATTGGGCCAGTTTCCAGTTCACAACACTGGATGGTGGACAAGTGCCACAAGATGAAATTGATCAGGCCCGTAAAGATCTAGATGACAGAACATACAGACAAGAATATATGGCAAGTTTTGAAACATACTCAGGCCAAGTGTACTACAACTTTTCAGAATCAAACATAACACAGGCCTTTATGAGAACAAACACACAGGACATACCAGACACATTGTTGGTGGGATTGGACTTCAACATAGATCCAATGAGTGCTTGTATAGCCTTTAGACACAATGATCAGATCATAGTGTTTGATGAAATATCAATATTTGGTTCAAACACAGATGAATTGGTACAAGAATTAAGGACAAGATATCCAAAAAAAAGAATAATCATATATCCAGATCCTGCATCAAGACAAAGAAAAACATCAGCAGGTGGTAGAACAGATTTAAGTATTTTACAGAATGCTGGCTTTGAAGTCAAAGTAAGGACCAGTCACACACCCATAAGAGACAGGGTCAATGCTGTGAATAGTGCATTGAAGAGTGCTGACGGCACAATAAGATTCAAAGTGCATCCAGCCTGTAAGAATGTGTTGAAGAGCCTGCAGAAACAGATATATAAACCAGGCACATCAATACCAGACAACAATGAGAACCTATCGCATATGGCAGATGCAACCGGATATTTGATTGATTACATATATCCTGTAAAGAAAAAGACAATAAATAACAATATTAATACAACTTGGTCTATGCCCACAATGACAAGATAAGGACAACAGAATGGCAACAACATACGATGCTTTTGACACCAATTACAGAGTAGAATATTATGGTATTTCCGTACATCCGTACTGGAAACAAAATATCTCTCGTTGGTTATACTACTCTGATTCATATCAAGGTGGTAATGAGTACAGAGAAGGTAGATATCTAACCAAATACTTTTTAGAAACAGGTGACGACTACGAAAACAGAATCAAACAGACACCACTAGACAATCACTGCAAGAGTGTGGTTGAAACTTACAACAGTTTTTTATTTAGAACACCACCAAAGAGAACATATGGATCAATTGACAATGAACCGTCATTGAATGCTTTCTTGTCAGACGCAGACCTAGATGGTAGAAATTTTGACTCATTTATGAGAGATGTGGCAACACAGAGTTCAATATATGGTCACGTATGGGTTATGGTAGACAAACCCAACACACAGGTGGCAACAAGGGCAGAAGAATTACAACAACAGATCAGACCATATCTTGTTATGTTCACACCGGAAAATGTGATCGACTGGTCATACACCAGAAGACCCAGTGGTGTGTATGAACTGACAATGATCAGAATATATGAAGGCAATGACGAAAAATATGGTTATTACAGAGAGATAACACCGGAAGCAAACACACTTTATAGAAAAAAAGGTGGTATATCAAACGCACAAGAAAAAGAAGAAATAGTAGAACAAACTGCTAACAGATTGGGCCAAGTGCCTTGCGTTCCTGTATATGCACAGAGATCAAAAGTAAAAGGTATTGGTATCAGTGACATTTCAGATGTTGCGGATATGCAAAGAAGCATATACAATGAATTGAGTGAACTGGAACAGATAGTTAGAATATCAAACCACCCATCGCTAGTGAAAACATCAGACACACAAGCGGCGGCAGGTGCAGGTGCCATAATTGATCTACCAAATGACTTGGATGCAAATTTGAAACCTTATTTGTTAGAACCATCAGGTTCAGGCATAGACAACATATTGAGTTCATTGGGATCCAAAGCAGATGCGATCAACAGAATGGCCAACCTAGGCGGTACTAGAACAACAGCAAACAGAGTTATGAGTGGTGTTGCACTAGAAACTGAATTCCAAATATTGAATGCTAGACTATCAGAGAAAGCAGACCTGTTAGAACTTGCAGAAGAACAAATTTGGAGATTGTGGTCACTGTGGCAGAACAAAGTGTGGGACGGTATGATTGATTATCCAGACAACTTCTCGATACACGACAAATCAAACACTATCGCACTATTGAAAGAAGCAAAGAGTACCAATCCAAACAATCCTAGGTTGATAGAAGAGATTGACAATATGTTGGCCGGTGCTTTGATCAAAGATGAAGACAGGTTAGCGGAAGTTGTTGATGCACAACAGACACCAGTGTTGAATACTGAAATGCAACATCCGCCAATGACAACACCAGAAGATATGATTGCACATATGAGAGCGATGTTAGAACAGGGGTACACTAATGAACAGATTATGGAACTACATCCTGAGATATCTCAATTTTTCAGTAACCAAAATGGAGGAAATGACGATGCATAAAGGTAAGAAACACAAAAAAGACGACAAGAAGAAAAAATCTGGTCGTAAAATGACATCTAGAAAAAGAAAAAGTTCTAGAGGTTAGAGATGTCAACGATCATTATGAAAGGTTGGCCTAAATATTTCCAGAGCATACAAGATGTGTGTCCCTGGAGTTATCAAGCATACAAAGATGGCAAACTAGATATCAGAGATTTTGATATAGATGCCATAATCTTTGAAGACTTTGATTGGACAGGTGATTGGAATGCCATCATATGGCAACATTGTCCATATGCCATCGATGATCTAGAATCAGTGGTAAACGATTTGAACAAAGAAAGTAAGAATTGTATATACTTTTTTTCACATCCTGCCTATACCAAAGGCAAGAACAAACAGACTTTGGTTCCTGTGATCATTCAACAAGACAAGAAACAGTTGACTGAGATCAGAAAACTAAACAAAGGCCGTAAGAAGCCATAAATACAACAAACAGCATATTGCTGGAGTTATACTCACAACTCAAAAGGAGGAACACAATGAGTGAATTGGAAAACAACACAAACACTGAGCCAACTCAGGCTCCTGCGGAAGATACAACAGTATCAAAAGCAGAATCAGAGGCAAAAACTTTTACACAAACTGACTTAGACAAGGTCGTAGCAGATAGAGTTGCAAGAGAACGAAGGAAATACGAAAAGAAGTATGACGGCGTTGACATTGATCAATATCAAGACCTAGTTAACAAGGCAGAAAAGGAAAGACAGGCACAATTGAAAGCCAAAGGCCATTTTGAAGAACTGCTTAAAGAACAAGCAGAAAAGAAAGATGCCCAAATCAATCAATTGATGTCACAAGTGAAGAACATCAGAGTAGATGGTGCTTTGCTAGATACTGCTAGTAAATTTAAAGCGGTCAATCCGGGACAAGTGGCGACACTTATCAAGGACCAAGTCAAATTAAATGAAACTGGCGATGTTGAAATTGTCGATCCTAAAACTGGTCAAACAAGATATAGAGATGATGGTAATCATTACACTATTGAAGATTTGACAAATGAATTTTTAACGGCTAATCCGCATTTTGTAGCCGCTACACCATCAGGTGCAGGCACTACAAGTAAAATCGGCGATGCTGGGAGTGGTGAAAAGTTGGATATAACAAAACTGGATATGTCAAAACCCGAAGATAGAAAGGCTTATGCCCAATATCGTAAGATAAATGATATATCATAACAAACAACTTATATTAAAAGGAAAAACATAATATGGCAGACGAAATCAAAACGATTATAAGTGGAACTAGTTCACTAGACCATTTAGTATCAAACATTGTTGCTGAAGCACAATTTGTTGCACAGGAACAATCAATTATGAGAAACCTTGTAAAAAACTTCACAGTACCAGCAAACTCTGGAAAAGTTTTACAAGTACCGATCTACGGTAACCCAACAGCAGGATCAGTAGCAGAAGCAGACGACCTATCACCAAATGCAATCACTTCATCAGAAGCATTGATTACATTAAGTGAAATTGGTTTAATGACTAATGTATCTGATATGGCTCTTAACCACTCATCTCAAAATGTAATCGCAGATGTGGGAAGACTTTTTGGAACTGCAATCGCAAAGAAAATGGATCAATTATTAATTGCCAACTTTGCAAACTTCTCTGAAGGCCAAGGTTCAGCGGCACAAGAATTAACAGTTGACGAGATGTTCAAAGCAGTAGCAAAATTATCTACAGCGGCGGCACCAGGACCATACTACGGTGTGTTCCATCCAAAAGTGATGTACCAAATCAAAAAAGGTTTGACTAATACTTTTGCAGGTGACAGATACAGTGAACTAGCCAATGAAGCAATGAGAACTGGTTATGTCGGAACAATCGCAGGTGTACAGATTTTCGAATCTTCTAACATCACTGTTGATGGTTCAGATGACTCAGTAGGTGCTATCTTTAGCAGAGATGCTATTGCAATGGCTATGGGATCAGAGATCAAAATAGAAACACAAAGAGATGTATCAGCAAGAGCCACAGAAGTTGTGGGTGTTGCCACATTCGGTACAGCCGAATTACACGACTCTTATGGTGTTAAATTAACAGCGGACTCGGCTCTTTAATCATTAATTTGATTACGGAAACGATCACAATTATTTTGGGGCAGTGGCAACATTGCCCCAATATAACAAAAGGAGATACCAATGAGCAACTATGCAACTGATTCAAACGTTCTTGAATACGAACCAAGAATAAAAGATTATGGCGTGATTGACTTCACAGCAGATCATACAAAAACAACAGCGGATATTCAAAGGCTTTTGAGAGTTGAATGGTGGCCTAGAGTGTCTAGAAATAATACAAGCACATATTTCTCAAATACCGGCCTAGAAATGGACAACACCAAATTAGCGGCCGCACAATTTAATAGAGTGGCAGTGTATCACGTGTTGGCATACTACATACTACCAAAACTAACACAGCACCAAGGTGAAGATGACAGATTCTTCCAGATGATCGCTTTCTACAAGAACAAGTTCAGAGAAGAATTTGATCTAGTGTTGGCAGATGGTGTTGAATATGACTTTGATGGTGATGGTACTGTTGAATCAGAAGAAAAACAGACCGCACATTACAACAGATTGGTTAGATAATGAGTGTAAGAGAAGATATTGCAACAGACATAGTCACAAAACTGTCAAGCATCACTTCGCCCAACATAGTGTTGGTGACTCGTAATCCTTTCACAGTGGGGTCATTGGCCTCTACACAGTTTCCTGCAGTATTTGTTAGAACAACAGATGAAGACAGACAAGATTTCACACAAGCAGGCCTCAGAGAAGGCATAATAGAATATGAGATAGTGGCATCAGTGAACGCAGACAGTTCAGCCACATCAACCAACAACAACATTGACACAAAAAGAAATGAGATAATTGAAGCCATATGCGAAAAACTTGAACAAGACACCACAAGGAATTCAAAGGCCTTGCACAGTGAGATAACAAGAGTTCAAGTAGATGATGGCACAGCATTTCCAATTGGACAAGCGACTATTACCTACAGTGTTCAATATAAATACACGAGAGGAACCAATTAATTATGGCACAAAGAATTGTATACAAAAACGGAAAAGAATTTGTTTGTGGTTTAGCACAAGCGAACAAGATGGTTGAAACTGAAGGTTGGAGTTGGACAAACTCTGCACCAGCAAAACCATCTAAAACATCTGCAAAGCCTAAGAAAGCCAAGGTCAAGGCTGACACAGATGAAATCAAAGTGGATTCACCATTCAACGATGGAGAGCCCATAAACATAGACCTTGGACACATTGAACAAACAAATTCAAAGGAGAATGAATAATGGCAACATTTACAGGACACGATGGAGTTTTAAAATTTGCTGATTCAACAGTTGACGGTGCAGGTGCATTATCAATGACTGAGATCGGTAATTTAAGAAACTTCTCAATAGAACAAACACAAGACACAGTTGAAACTACAGTTATGAACACATCTGGTTCTTACAGAACTTACAAGCCTGGTCTATCAACATTCACTATTTCAGGTGATGTGTACTACGATGGATTAGCGGCTTCTACAGTTCAACAAAAACTAGATGAAATGGTATCTAGAGGCGGCGACGAAGGTGCGGCAACATTTGAATGTTACCCATCAGGAACTGCGGCAGGAACAGGTAACAGTAAATTGGCTGGTTCTTGCGTGATCACAAGTTTCTCAATCACAGCATCAGTTGATGGTATGGTAGAGGCTAGTTTTGCGGCACAAGGTACAGGTCCATTAGTAGTAACAGAACTTACTTAATAGGTTAGTGTTATGCTGAAAGCCAGACGTGCAGGTAGTCTAGATCTTAGATCTGTTGAAAGGTCAGTTGACAAATTGATCCAAGACGTATCCAGACAGACCATCAAAGAGGCCAAAGCAAACACACCTATCAGATCGGGCAGAGCAAGAAAAGGCTGGGCTGAGTCCAGCAAAGGACCTGGGATGTTTGAGGTGTCAAACTCAGTTCCTTACATAGAACAACTTGAAAAAGGACGTTCCAAACAAGCACCTCGAGGCATAACCAAACCCACAGTGAGGACCATCACTGGTGACATAAAAAATAGGAGATTATCACGATGACTAAATCGGACAACACAGTAGAAAAAAAACAATCAGCACTACAGAATGCACTGACACACTTTAAATCAAAGTTGGCAGGTGAATTAAAAAAGATCGCAGTTCCCGAATGGAACATAGATGTCTACTACAGAGGCACATCTAGTATGGCCACTGAAGCAAAGATATTGAGTTTGACCACAAGCGGTAAGACTGCTGAAGGTCTAGTTGAATCTATTGTACAGAAAGCAATGGACGAAGATGGCAAAAGACTGTTTAAGGACACTGACCGTGCTACACTTATGCACGAAGCAGATCCACAGGTGCTCATCAAAGTGGCCACTGCTTTGAACAATGCTACTTCTGAAGACTCAATTGCAGACATTGAGGGAAACTAAACAGGGACAGCGAACTTAGATCTTTGTTCGCCCTAGCAGAACACTTGCATATGACCGTAAGTGATGTTTTGAAGATGTCCCAAGTAGAGTTTAAAGGCTGGATCGCTTATTTGAATGTGAAGAATAAGGAACAGGAACAAAGGAAGAGACTAAAGTAGATGGCTATTAGAGAACAGTTAATAATCGAAGGCAAGAACAGGACTGGTCGTGCTTTTGGTCAGGTTCAAAAAGATCTAGGCAAGATGGATGGTGCTATGAAAGGCATCATTGCCACTGCGGCCGGTGTGGTTGCCGCTTTGGGATTCCAGAGACTAGCCTCTAGTACCATAGACACAGTTAGAAAGTTCCAAGACCTAGGTGCTGTATTAAAAACAGTTGAAGGTGATGCGATCAAAGCCGCAGAATCAATGGGTCTTATCAGAGAATTTACCAAAACCACAACATTCCAACTAGATGATGTAACCCAAGCATTCATAACACTTAGAAATGCTGGACTAAAACCTACAGAAGCCTTTATGACTGACATAGGTAACATTGCCGCTGGTATGGGTAAAAGAATTGATGACGTAGCCAAAGCAGTATTCAATGCCACAACTGGTGAATTTGAAATGCTTAAACAACTGGGTATCAAAGTAAAAACAGAAGGTGACAAACTCACTGTGCTGTTCAGAGGCACGAGCCGTACTATTGCAAATGATGGTAAAGCCATCGTAGGAGTGATACAAGAGATATCACAATCAGATTTCAGTACAGGTTTGGCTGATAGTGCCAACACATTGACAGGTGCAATTTCAAATATGAAAGATGCATCAGAAGAATTCCAAGTTGCCATAGGTGATGCAGGACTTACCGGTGAACTTACAAAATTCACAAGAGAGATAACAGCCACAATCAACGGTTCATCAGAATTAAGTTTCCAAATAGGAACAGTGATGGCGAGTGCAGTGTCAGGCCTGAGAGCAGGCTTCCAATTTTTAGTGAAGAATGCTGATGAAGTCAAAAACGCATTTGGAGCCATCGCCGCATTGGGTATGGCGGCTGTGATTGGTAGAATAACTATGGCAGTCAGAGCATTGACCATAGCGATAGCAACCAATCCATTGGGTGCATTGGCCACGGCGGCCGTTGCATTGATAGGTTATCTAAGTTTCAAAAATGGATTGGGTAAAACACTGGCACAGGTCAGAGCAGTGATAGAATTATTAGGACAAGCATTTAGTAAATTTGCACAGTTCATCAGAGACAAAGTTGGTGCAGTCATAAACAAATTAAAAGATGTGTTCTTGGCATTTGTTCAATCAGCGATCAATGGATACAATGCATTGGCATCATTTATACCATTGATAGAAAAGTTCGAAGGTGATGCAAGTGATCTAACAGGTGTCATAGTTGAAATGGGCAAAGATGGCTTGGAGTATGCAGGTGGCAAAGTAGATGAATTAGCAGATGCACTGAAAAATGCAGTCCCACCGGGTGTGGAAGATGGCTACAACAAAGTCAAACAAGTGATCATTGACACAGGCAATGAATATGACGTCACAAAAGAAAAAGCCAAGAAAGCATTTGAAGCCTCAAAGTTCTACAATGACAAGATCATACAGATAGCCAAACAAGGTGGCAACACCGAAGGTGGCACAGGCACAGTATCAGATCAAGGCCTAAGCAAAGAACAGAAAAAAATAGAAGAAGCACTGAGCAAGAGAGTGCAAAAAATTATTGATTCGGCGAGAACAGAAACAGAAGTTCTAGAAGATCAACGAGACAAGGATCTAAGAGACCTTAGAGATTATTATGGTACAAGGATAGCATTTGATGAAGAATATTTGCGATTGTATCAGAGTGTTCAAGACAAATTCAAGAGAGCAGAAGCAAAACAAAGAAAAAGAATGGTAGATGACCAATTCCAAATTATCAAAGATGGTAATATGGCAGAATTGGATCTAACAAATCTCACCAAAGATGAGATAACTGATATCACAAAGAAAACAGGCAGAGAAGCCTTAGATGCATTATCAGAACACAACAGGACAGCATTCAAAATAAACAAAGCATTGGCGATCAAAGATGCAATAATGAGTACTGCACAAGGTGTATCGAAAGCATTAAGTTATGGACCATTTGGTATACCATTGGCGATAGCAATTGGTGCCTTGGGTGCCGCTCAGATTGCCACGATAGCCAAACAACAATACGCCGGAAGAGCAATGGGTGGACCAGTTGGTGCAGGACAGAATTATCTTGTTGGTGAAAGAGGACCAGAAATATTTAGAGCACCAGCAGGTGGTGGTATGATAGACAATGGTTCACGTGGATCAGGACATCCAATCAATATCAACTTCAATGTTGAAGCAATTGATGGTGCCAGTTTCCAAGACACACTGGCAGAAAACAGATCAGCAATCATATCATTGGTAAACGAAGCAGTGAATGACTCAGGTAGAAGGAGCATAATATAATATGGCAGACTTTCCATTAACATACACCAACGTGGCAGGTGCAAGTGTCACAGTCACACCAAGTTCAGTAGAAGTAGAATTAAATTCTAGAACTGTGAGAACAACATCATTGAGTGGTAGACAACAGGTAAGAAGTTTTGGCACAAGTTATTATGTTGTGTCATTGAACTTTCCTCCTTTGATAGAAGAAGACCTAGCACAGGTCAAAGCAAAATTAACAACATTGAGAGGTGGTGTTGGCACATTCACAATAGCAACACAGAACTTCACAAACAAAAAAGGTTCAAGCACAGCAGAAGAAGAATTAGGATCAAGTTTTACAGGTGCAATTGGTGTAACCCAAGTAACAACTATTGGATCAAACGAATTTAAACCTGGTGAATATTTTATATTTTCAAATCACACAAAGGCATATCAGGTCATAAGTCATTCAGGTACTACATTGACATTCGAACCACCTTTGCAAACTGCGGTTGCACAAAGTTCGGGACACGATATCAGATCTGGTGCAAACTTTGTAATGACTTGTAGACTTTCTGATGATAACATATCATACACACAAGGAGCAGACGGGTTTAGTAGAATACAATTTTCAGCGATAGAGGCAGTTTAATATGGCAAGATTAGGATCAGGATTTTATGCAAACGCCAGCACAACTGCTCTGTTGAACAGAGATGCTGTGAATTGTTTCCATACTGTGGATCTGTTGATAGCAGATTCAGGTGTGAGCCTAAGCAACCTATTTTTAACAGACAATTTCTTTCCTGTGAGTTTCCAAAGCATAACACAGAGTGGATCACAAGATTATTCACCTTTGGGATCATTGATAGGAATAACAGCCATACAAGAGAGCACCAGCATAAGGGTAAATGCTTTAACAGTAACCATATCAGGTGTGTCAGACAGTTTGGTCCACAAGATATTGAACACAGATGAAATCATAAACAAGAGAGTTGCCATATACAGAACATTCATAGTGCCTGGCACAGCAGATCACACACCAGTGACTTCAGGCGGCACACAGAACACATACACATTGTATGATGGCACCATAAAAGATTTCAGTATAGAAGAAGGTGGTGATGACGCTAAAATTTCAATAAGTGTTGCATCACATTGGTCAGACTTTGATAAGAAGATTGGTAGGTTCACAAACGCAACCAGCCAACAGACAACCAAACAATACAACACAACAACAAAATTTTCAACTGATCAAGGTTTTAACTATGCCAGTCAGATGATTGGTGACATACAATGGGGACCAAAAGCATAATGATTGGTTGGATAAGAAAACAATTTAACAAGATAGCCAAATGGTGGTTGGACAGACAGGCCCCACCAGGTGAATTCATTGCTTACATCAATGAACAAGAAGAACAACTGTTAAAAAAATATGGTGGTGCTGGTGTAGAATGGCAAGACACTGGTATCAAAAGTTTCTTCTTTAAAAAAATATTTAGGGCAGTCAAAAGAGTAGTAAAAAGTGTAGTAAGAGTTGTGAAAAAAGTGGTCACAGCGGTTGTAAAACCCATTCTCAAGATAGCAGATGGTTTTATGGGACTTTTTGGTATGAGTTTTGATATGCCTGAAATGCCAAGTCCAGAAAACTTTGACGATGTTCAACAGGGTATATTGGTAAACAAACAATCCAATGTGGCCAATATACCTATAGTGTACGGAACAAGGAAAGTTGGTGGAACTAGGGTGTTTGTGAGTGGTGCAGGTGACAACAGCAAGTATCTATATGTTTGTTTGGTGATAGCAGAAGGTGAGATTGACTCATACACGAGAATGTTCATCAATGATGAAGAACAGAGCATAGATTCATTTGGCACAGGTGCAACAAGATCAATATTGAGTTCAACACCAGATGGATCAACAAGTTCATACTACACAAACAATCAATCCAGAGCAAAATTTCAATTCTTCACAGGAACAGAAACACAGACAGCAAGTTCATTGTTGAAAGAACATCCAGATTGGAATGACAGTCATAGATTACAAGGTGTGGCTTACGTGGCCTGCAGATTTGAATGGGTCAAAGCAGAATTTGATTCAAAAGGCAATCAAACAACCAGTAATCCTTGGTCAGGTGTTCCAAACATACAACTTGTGGTCAAAGGTAGAAAAGTTTTACCTCGTACCAGTTATAGTGCCAGCGATGACACTGCAACTGACACCAGCACATATGAATCAACAACAGGTTCATTTGTATTCTCAGACAATCCAGCAGATTGTTTGATGGACTATCTGAGGAATCCCAGATATGGTAAAGGACTAAACAACAACAGAATTTCTTTCGCTGACTTTAGGGTGGCGGCTGATAATTGCAACATATCAAAAGCATATGGCGGCACTTTAGGCAGTGCAGTCTTCTTGACCTGCAACACAGTGGTATCAACCAGTGACAGTGTGTTGAACAACACCAAAAAACTGTTACAGAGTTGTAGAGGTTTTATGCCATACACAGATGGCAAGTACAGATTGAAGATAGAAGCCAATGAATCAACAACAGGAATACAAGAAATAACAGACGATCACATCGTGTCAAGCATAACAGTTGCAAGTGTAGACAAGAACAGCAGATACAATCAGTCCAAAATTACGTTCGCAAATGAAAAGAAAGATTTTGAATCAGACACAGTGATCTATCAAGACTCAGGCTACTTGACCAAAGATGGTGGTGAAGATCTAATTCTTCAAGTGTCTGCACCATCAATAACGAGGCGCGAGAGGGCTACTTATTATGGCAAGTATCTGGTTGATAGATCTAGGAAAAGTTTGACCTGCAGTTTCACAATGACCAATGAAGGACAAAATTTAAAACCAGGTGACCTTGTCAAACTGACACACAGGTTCAAAAGAACAGGCGAAGAGACGGGCACATATGAATATATGTTCAATGCCCAAGTTTTCAGGGTGTTAGAAGTGTCATTGAACTATGACAACACAGTGTCAGTGGATCTTGTTGAATATGACAGCACACTGGACACGATAACAGCATTGACAGTCGATCCCACAGAGGACAACAGTAGTCAACCAACACCACCCAGCAACAATCCAGGTGATCAGGACAAAGCCAACAACAACGCAAGGGCAAATGTCAAAACCACAGTCAGCGGACAAAGGGCAGGTGTCATATTCACAACACAGAACACAGATGCATTGGCAGACAAATTGCACATTGAATTGAGATTGAATGGTGGTGGTATCACAGCAACCACAATACCTAATTTTGCAGACAGCATAGATTACTTTGTGTTCCAATCAGGTGGACAAGATTTCAAACCAGGGGACAATATTAAATATAAATTATACACAAGAAGAGGATCTGGAACTCATATGAGTTTCTTTCAAAGTGGTTCAGTGACATTTGGCGGATCAAACAGTTCAAGCACATTCAGTCAAAGTTATAGCAACCAAGGATGGACGTAATAAATGGGAACACATAACGGATATGTAGAAGATGGAGATTTGCTCCACAAAGGTGACCTAACTTGGGCAGACTTGGAACCAGGTTCCAGTTTAAGTTGGGATGAATGGTCAAAATGGACCACTTACACCTCCACTGGTAATCAATCAGTGAGTGGAGCAAAAGGTACACCGTTGATATATCAAACTGACATAATTGATCTTGGAGCAACCAAAACGGTGTACCCACAAATAACCGTGGGATGTCAAGGAACGGCCAAAGTGGTCATAGAACACGGAGATGCAAGTAATCTCAGTGGTGCCACAGTATTGGGATCATACACCAGCACCAACGCACTAAATGGCACAGGCAACTATGATGAAACATATTACATATTAGACTATGTGACATCTGGATATGAACAACCAGATAAAAACACCACAGCATACACAGGATTCACAAATAGATATGTCAGGATCACAATATTCGTTGAAAGATTCACATCAGCGACAGAGAGAGGTGAGCCTGTTATGACTTATCTAAATGTTGAATTGATTGACAAAGACACAGAACAAGAATTCATCACAGTGGCTGACACCAGCACACTGTCAGGAACAGTTGGTGCCAGAGTTATACCATTAACAAAAACCATTGCACCTATAACACAAATATTTTACAGTGACACACTGAACACCAGTGGCACAGATGGCAAGTACATCACAAAGACTGTATCAAAAGCCAACAAAACATTTAAAACAATCAACCTAGACTTGTTTGAAGACACAACTGGTATAGACACGACCAATTTAGACATACACGTGATTGGTATGCCTGCCTTAGCAGAACAAGAATCTGGATCAATTGAAAGGAGTACTGTATAATGACATATTCAGGATGGCCGGCTAGCGGTACCAAACCAGCAACAACATCAACAGATGCTGACACGGATTCAATCAAAGCATCTAGAGCCGATATACAAAAAGCAGTAGTGGCTTTAAACAAAATTATAGATATATTTCAACTAGAAGCAGAACCAACTGACAATCATATAATCAGATATGATGCGACCAGTGGTAAGTTTGAAACCACAGCAGACATAGACACTTCATTGTCTACAGTTGGTGTACACGACATATGGATACCCAGTCAGGCAATGTATCCCACAACAACCAATGGTGCCACTGACATTGAAACAACAGAAGTGAGTGCCACAAAACCAGAAGTTCGTTTCCTAGGATTCGCCACAGGTGCAGATGACTTCGCACAATTTTCAATCGCTATGCCAAAGAGTTGGAACGAAGGAACCATCACAGCAGAATTTTATTGGACAGCGGCCAGCGGATCAGGCGGTGTGAGTTGGGGCCTACAAGGTGTGTGTTTATCAGAAGGCGATGCACACAACACAGCATTTGGCACAGCAGTGGTAGTAGATGACACATTGACAACAGCAAATGATCTACATATCAGTCCAACAACATCAGCAATGACATTGGCAGGCTCTCCAGCCGCGGGTGATATTGCATACTTCCAATTGTTTAGAGATACAGATGATTCAAATGACACACTGGGTGTGGATGCCAAATTGATTGGTGTCAAATTACATTACACAACTGAAGCGGAGACTGATGCATAATGGCACAACCTGGTTATATATTGGCAACAGGTGGTGCAAGAAGAACAATTGATGTTAATTCAATTAGTTTCAATGGTTCAACCAGTCACATAAGATACGAAAACAGTTTTGTAGGAAGTTTTGGTACCGGTGGTAGATTTGTGGTATCATTTTGGTGTAAACCGGATATGGGTGCAAATGAAACCCACACAATAATTGAAGCAAATGAAGGAACTTTACCTGGTAATGCATCTATACAACAGATTGAATTAGAGAGTAATTCAAGTAGCAACATAAGATTAAAGATACATCATTTCAACGGCAACAGTTCTAACACCGGTGAGCGTCTAGAATTTATATCAGCGTACGGCAAGGTCACAAACAATGCTTGGAACCATATTGCTTACAGCGGTGGTGGTAGTGCCGTGCCAACAGCAGGATTGTTTTCATTAATGATCAATGATGCACACGAATCATCAACAACAGATGGTTCTAGACTGTCGTTGTTTCCTGGAAACACTGATCACGAAACGCATATAGGTGCAAAGTTTAATGATGATGAAAGTTCATCATCTAACAGATATTCAGGTTGTCTGGCAGAGTTCTATGTACACCAAGGTATCAATCAATTTTATGATTTTAGTGAGGCCTCTAGTAGAAGAAAATTTATTAGTGGATCAAAGCAACCAGTGACACTACCACCATTTACATCAGTTGAAGGATCAGGTGTTTCAGGTATGTATCTGCGTGGTACATCATCGACTTGGGCCAACACAGCCGGCGCAGATGTAGGAACAACAATGGGCACACAAACTTTAAGCAACATAACCAATTGTGCGGATTCGCCAAGTGATTAAAAGATTAAAACTAACTAAATATAACTATTAGGAGAACATATTATGGCTTGGGCAACAGCAGGAAACATTGTAGTAACAAATTTAGATGCAGGCACAGATTCGCCAGCATCAGCGAGAGCAGATCTAAAAGCGGCCTTAGATGAATTGACAATAGTATCAAACAATTTGGGCACAACAGATGGTGCGGCCAAAATAGAGTCAGATGGTGTTATCCGTGCCAGTGTCACAGGTGTTTCAACAGCATCAGGTGACTTGACATTAACAAGTGCCACATCAAAAGTGGTCATTAACGACATCATAAATTTAACACCAAAGACAAAAGCAGAATTAGACGCATTGACATCAGCAGGTTCAACAACCAATGGTGACGTCGCTGTTTGCAGTAATGGTAATGCAGGTGCACAATGCCTGGCTATACACAATGGTACTGCCTGGTTGAAATTTGATGGTGGTGCATTAAGCACATCATAGGAGAGATAAAATGGCAAAATACAAAGTATGTAGATGTATATGTGTATGGTGCATAATCAAATGGCCTTTCAAAAAATTACACAATTGGATGCAAGGAAAATAATATGGTTTGGGCGACACCGGGAAACATATCAACAACGAACTTAGATTCAAACGGCGATAGTCCCAGCCTGGCAAGGGCAGACATCAAGACTGCATTAGACGAATTCACAAAAGTAGCAAACAACACCAAAGTGAGTTGGACTCCTGTGGTAAACATAACAGCAGGTTCATTTGCTGTCGCATATGATTCAAGATCAGCACACTACATCAAGATGGGTGACATTGTGTTCTTTGAATTAGCAATACAATTTGACACAACAATAAATGATGGCACAGCATTCGCGGCCAACATTGAGATAACAGGTTTTCCTGCAAATCCTTCCAGCACACTGGCACCAGTACATATTGAAGTGCAAGAAGTAGCAACCAGTGGAGATCTCATTGACATAGCCACATTAAGGATACAGGCATCAGGAACCAAAGCACAACTACACAAAGCAAATGGCGATCCAACAACACCTGGCAACAGTGCAACCAACAGAATAATAAAAGCAAAAGGATGGTATTTCGCATAATGACTACTGTAAAAGAAAAAACAAAAATAGAACAGATTGAACGAGATATGGTCAAACTGGGATCAGATGTCAAAGTGATTCACAACAAGATACACACAATAGAAACCAATCACTTGTCACACATTCAAAAAGATTTAGACAAGATGGATATGAGGCTTTGGGCCATTATGTTTATGATAGTTGGTTTGGCAGTATCCAATGTGTTGGCGGCATTCTTTGGTTAATGACTGCGGATCCAAAATTTTGGCCTGACACACAAGATCTAGATGCAATTCCAGATCTTAAATTTGCAACTCCACACTGGAGATTTACCTTTGAACAGTACCTACAAGACTTCCTACACTACGAACCTTGGGAATACGAACATCTAGACTGGTTATACCTAGAATACCAAAATATACTACAATCATAGCAAATACATCCTAATTAGAAGCACACAGAGACCTTTTAAAGGGGGTCTAAGTGGTCACCTGGTATGTTTGTATGTCCGTATTTTAAGGGGTTATTTCTAACAAGGCAAATCCATCGTCTTTGTATCTTCTACGGAGTTTTTCTACTGCCAACCAACCTGATGCTTCAGTGGCCCAACAACTTTTTAGATATTTGAATCCAGTACTGGCCTGTCTGGTGTCAGTCCTTATCTTGGCCAACTTGCCATTGTACGTGAGATGCCATACTGCGTCCACAGTCTGTATGGCCTGATCATAACCATTGGGTAGTGTGATTGACAATTCTATCTGATATTGCTTTCTAGCCATAGTTTGGTTCCTTGTGCTATTATATTTAATATGATTGACGTTGTCAAGAAAGATACAGGGTGGAGGTATGTAGATTTTACAAAGGAGATCTAACACAAATGTCTCCACCCTGCTTTAAGGAGCATATCCGACATCAGACACTACTTGTAAATGTCTGTCTTGGTGAAAACATCTAATGCCAGGTAGATGTTTTGCTTTTAGGAAGGAGCCTACCAAGTATGGCGTCTATACTAAAAATAACTATTGCAAGTTATTATGTATATTTATACTATTTCTTGTGGGGTATTGTCAATGAAAAAAACACTGATCCAACAACATTATGCCTATGACTGTGATCAGTCGTTGCTGGACCAGTGCTATCAAAAGGCGAAGAAGGTTTATGACGACCTAGTAGACCTTTTGAATCCTGTCTATAATCTGTATATGTCCCAAAGATGATCTTGCAATGAAGTGAACAACAACTGTTGATCAAGTGTTCTTGGTTTGACCAATTTCAATCTATTGTACAATGCAACCAGTTCTTGCAATTTTATTTTAGAGAAATCATATGGATATGGAGCCTGTGACATTATTTGACCACACTGTGTCCACGACCTTCTAGGCATCGTTGGACTCTGGTTTTGTAATCACTCTGTTTCCTAGGTATCACACCCAAGGTCACAGTTGATGCATATATGTTGATGGCCTGTTGCCAAGTGTCCCAACTTCTCACAGTGTGTTCATCTGCAAGTTCTCTACAATGTTGTACGTCATTGGTTATTTCTCTGGCTTTGTCTTCATCATATGTGCCTGATCTACCAGCGGTATCAATCACTGGATTGTAAGCACAGGCTGTCATTGATAACAACAACAGTACTGGTATTATTTTCTTCATACTATGCCTTTCCTTGTTATAGTGTTATTATACATTATTTTCCAATTTTAGTCAATGGGGCAATAGTTTTCTACTGCCCCTAGCAATTGACCAATCTTTAAAGGATTATTCTAGTTGACCCGCTTTGGCATAAACTTCACCAATAACTTTTTTGGCAAAAGGGGCTCGCTTGTTGTTGATCTTGCACCAATCATACCAATCACAGTACAAACCATATGCCACTGATATGCCATAGTGGTTATCTTTTCTCAACTGTGGGTAACTCATTTTGTTCTGTTCAACAGTTTTGGACTTGTCTTCTAGGAATGACACAAAGTCTGTTTCATACTTGTCCCAATCCATTAAGTCTTTGTCAATGAATTTGATCAAATTGATCAAACCTTCTAGAAACATCACGTTGTAATGTCCATCAAGGTTATAAACTTCGTTGATCAGTTCACAGGCCTTCTTGGTTCTGTTTTGATCTTTTTTCCAAAACGATTGCCACTTGGCTATCTTGATCGTTTTGCCTTTCTTAAGGCCCACTGTGTTGTCAGCACTTGTGACTCTGGCCTTACACTCTTTCAGGCCTTTCTCCAGTTCTAGAGCACCTACTTCTTTGCCTAAAACCTGAGCAACAAATTTTTCTTCGTTGTTCACTGCTTTACTGCAAGTGCCATTTAATCTGTGAAACAGTTGTGCTGACTGTTCAACAGTCCATTCTTTGCTATTACCATTTAAAATGATAGCAGGCACTTCAGTCACATCTGGCAAATATTTCTTGACCAGATACAGTCTGTGTCCACCATCTACCACTTCTAGTTTGCCATCTGGATATCTCACACAAGAGATTGCACCAAAAAGGTTCCAGTCAAATACTCCTACTTCACGAATATAACTGTCTGCTTTGGTTGTGTATATTTTTCTTTGTGCTTGGACATTGGGTGTGTCTACTGACACATTTTCAGCACTTTGAATAGGTGTGCCTTCGACCTTTATTTCTTGTTCATTCATCTTTTTCTCCTTTGTTAGATGTGTTATTATTACAACCAAGAAACTACTTGTCTTGATTGTCTTTACAGTATAACACAATCTCCTGCAAGTGTCAATAGGTCAATTTTGCCAACTTGACCTGGAAAAAGTTGACAAAACCATCAAAAAGATGCTATTATAAGGGTATATTTAGAAATTTCGCTAAATATACAAACAACAAGGAGAATGCCAAATGCAAAACATCACTGAAGCAGTTGCGGATTTCCTAGATCAACAGGACAAGTTGGTTGAAAAGGACACCCGGAACTATAATAACAATAATAAAGATAATAAAGATAATAAAAAAATAATCAATTATAAGCAAACGGGTAAACGACTTTCTTTAAATGAAGTCGCTCCGCTCTCTGTTGGCACAGATATTTCTGCCAAGGAAGAGCAAGGTAGGGATCTCTCCAAAAAATGGAGGACCGTAAAACTAGATCTTTTCAACAACACTAAAAATCCCAACAAACCATATGATTACACATTGAAGGTCAGCATATACCTATACCAACAATGCAAGGAGAACAACTGGGACAGCAAAAACCCAATAAATTTATCTGCCAAGTTCAATGACACCAGTTTAGATTCATTCAACATAGGCATTGTGAAAAGTGATCCACACTATAGAGAAGCAAGACAGTTCAGAGATGACATATACGTGGATGCAAACCAATTGGGCATAGAACATATGAGTTTGAACAAGTTCTACATACCCAGCAAGAACAAAAAAATCAAAAACAAAAGCATAAAGAACTTCTCAGGCCTTTTGATAAGAGACCCCAACACACACAGGGTGGTGATATTCAAAGGACAAGAAAGATATCAATATGAATTGAGCAATACAGGATTGACAACCAAACAAAGACAAGTAGGCATAATCGGAAGTTGTGTTGTAAGGGCAGAAGACGGCCTGAAAACATCACAACAAGATGCCAACGATTTCTTATAGGAGACACAATGAAGAACAAACAAGCACAGATCAACGCCAACATACAGTGGCCAGACAACATATGGGTCTACAAGCGAGTGCCCAAAGGTCCATACAGGAAATGCAATGAGAACAAACTCAAGTACACAGAACACTATGACATCAGATTGGTGCCCAGTGATCACAGATGGGGATTGAGGCAGAAAGGTTGGAAGATACATCCAGACCAAGATCTACCACCGGAGATATTGAACTGGAGACCAGCGGTCAAACCCAGATTGAAACCTGCTACTGAAACAACAATGCAACCTATGATAAGAACAAAAACCAAAGCCACAGTCAAACACAAACAAGGACAGACACAATGATACACTTTCCGTACAAAGTAAAAAACACAGGAGCCAACACAACTTATGTAGAACCAATCGATCAAAAAGATCTAGATAACCTATGTGACACACTGCACACAGGATACAGCAGGTTGGTAGAAATGGCCATAGACAACAAAGAGATATGCAAACAGAGATGTGTGCCAGAACAGGGATTGAACAGAGTCAAAATCAGCAAACCAACCAAGATAGCATTGAAAAAATGGTTTGGACAAAAACATCCTTCGCTGTCGGTGAATCCAAATCCCAAGAACATAACAGGATTGAAAGGACAGACTTTCTTGAGATTCATCAATGGTAATCTAAACAAATTATACAGGGTCAAAAACAAAAAAGAAGATCTATCTGAAGAGTTGTTGGCACAATACAACAAGATGATCAATTTGATTGAACAATATATCGCTAGAGAATGGAACAAGCAAGATCAAGCAATAATGCAATCAAAATTTACCCAAAAACAGATTGACTTTGAATTGAATCAGATGTTTAAATTTGGTAATTTCTTGGACACACTGAAAATTGATGCTTACAACCAAATAACAAGAGCAAACAACAACAAAAACAAACAACTCACAGACACCGGCTTGTTTTCTAAATGAAGTTGATCAAAGATCCTGATCAAACCCTTTGGTTGATATGGCATCTGATGAGCAAGTGTGAAATAGATAAAAAAAATGACAGTTGCTGGGAATGGAGAGGTAGATACTCAGGGGGATATGGA